AAGACTAGGTGGTATAACAATCAGAGTTCATCGTGGTCCTAAACCAGACTGGTATGACGATGCTATTTCAGTTAATAAAGGACCTAGACATATAGGTTGGTCACTAGGTAAAGACAGACTTAATAAGTTAGGGATACATCCTAGTGAATACAGTAGCGTTGGTTTGGATTTTGACCATGAAATTCACAATGACAGTACAATCGACGATTTGTTTGACTGTGTGAAGCATATATTACACCTTTAAATATCAGCCTCTAAGTCTCCAAGCTTCCATATAGGTTCTCTACGTTTAACTGTTTCAACACAATTCAGACAAATTGTTCTAAGGTTCGATAGTTGATTATTATTAAGATCACCGTCCATGTGATATACTACTAATTGACTATCGTACTGACGCATAAATCCACATAAATCACACGTTATCTTTTTCTTGTATCCAAGCTTCTTCCATCTTGGTTCACTGGGTAACTGTTTTCTATCCTTACGGATACAGTCCTCACATCGTTTACGCCAATATCTTACACCCTTTCTATAATAGTTAGGGGCACAGTGGTTCTTGTTACACACGGCGCATATTGGTCTAGACATGAAAATATTTAACTCTTTATAAAGAGTTGCTAATCCTTTTTTTCTAGATTTTTTCATAAATAATATTATTACTAGGGAGTTAACCCTCAAAATCATAACATAAAGGAAAATTAAAATGGCATTAGTATCTCCAGGCGTACAAGTTACAGTTATTGACCAAAGTCAATATCTACCAGCAGCCTCAAATTCAGTTCCGCTAGTTATATTAGCGACGGCACAGGATAAAGCAGACGCAACAGGAACAAGCGTAGCAGAAGCAACTACAAAATCAAACGCTAACAAATTATATCAAATCACAAGCCAGCGTGACCTCATCAATCTATTCGGTAGTCCATTCTTCTATAAGACAACTAATGGAACACCTATTCAAGGTTACGAACTTAATGAGTACGGCTTACTTGCTGCTTACTCATTAATGGGTATCACAAACCGTTGCATGGTTCTAAGAGCAGATATAGACTTAGCAAGCTTAGTAGGTCAAGTAGGTCGCCCAAGCGGATTCCCAGCAGACGGAACATGGTGGTTAGACACAACAAAAACTACCTGGGGTATTTACGAGTTTAATGCAACAACAGGCAAATTTGCTGAAAAGGCGCCTATAGTTATTACTTTAGACAACTATATGGATAGTGGTTTCCCAAGAACTGCTATTGGCAACATCGGAGACTACGCTATTGATGCAAGATACAAGACAAACGAAGATCCATTAAACGATGGTCAATATTTCTTCAAAACAAGCTCAAATCTTTGGGTTAAGTTAGGTTCAAGAGAATGGTTAAATTCTATGCCTACAGTAGTGGGTACAGGAAATCCTAAAGTATTCGATGGTGTTACTGGTGATCTAACACAGGAACAAGTTAATAGAATTCAGGGAACAACATTCCTAATTGATTATAACAATGAATATACTATTCAGGTTACATGTACAGGTAACACAGTTTTTGATATTGCAAATGATATTAACGCTTTAGGGTTAGGATATCTACGTGCTGACGTAAAACAAGAAAAATATCTTGCTTTATACTTAAGCTCACCATATGGTGAAACTTATATCAGATTTATTGCTGATGTTTATGATGATAGCATTACAGCAGAAAAGCCAGCAGGAGAAACACTATTAGATTACTTAGGTATCAATCCTAACATCTATTATTATCAGCCTGGTTTCGTACACGGTAATTCATTTGAACAACCTGCTTGGACTAAGAGTCAAGTTCGTCCAAGACCAACAGGAAGTGTTTGGGTAAAAACAAGTTCAGCCGGTAACGGTATGAATATTGCTATCAGTAAATTTAGTAACTCACTACAATCATGGGTAAACAAAAATACAAGACTTTATTCAAGTATTGTTGAGGCAACATATCAACTAGATCCAAGTGGTGGCAAAGCTATTCCAGCTGGAACAGTTATAGGGGAATACGCAACCGGTAGAGAAAGTCCTGGAAGTCCTATGTACTTCTACGAAAGAGTAGCTACAGGACCAACAATTGTAACTGGTGCAGTTTCTAATCCAACATTTAATGTTGGTGATAGATTAGTTGTATGGACGAGCGTACCTAACAGTGCTAATATTTCTGGACCATACAATGTAACTATAGCCGGCAGCACAGTACAAGACTTTGTAACAGCTTGGAGTGCCGCAAACATTCCTAATACTAGTGCTACAATCACAAGCTCAGGTCAGATTCAATTAAGGTATGACCTAGGTGGCGAAATTGCTTTATCAGTGCCTGGTAATAACAGTAATCAAGCCGTATTAACAGCAGCAGGATTTATACCTGGTGTTACAGAAGGTTTAATTAGAGCGTTCCCTGCAAGTGTACAGAACAACGGTGCAACTCACACTAGTGGTACACGTATTTCAGGTGTGTTTAATGGTTCTGATGCGACATTCAGTATATTAGCTTCAGGTAAGTTATATTATATTAACCAAGTTGTTAACGGCGGAGTACAATATAAAGTAGGTGATCGCTTAACGATTCCTGGCACACAATTAGGTGGACTAAGTCCATTACATGATTTAACAGTTCAAGTTGTTGAACTAGAACCAGGCACTATCACTGGTGGCATTAACTATGACGTAAATGGAGTAACAGTAAACGTTGGTGGTTCAGGTGCTATCAGAAACAGCGGTGGTAAGATAGGTATTGCATATGTTTCCGGCGCGCCTAACTTAGGTTACTTCTTAGGTGCAACAAATTGGAGAAGAATTAATTATGTTGCTAACGAAGGTGCTCCAGTAACTGCTCCATTAAATAACACTAACTGGTTCCATAGTGTTGTTGACCAAGTTGATATTTTAATCAACAAGGACTTCACATGGAAGGGTTATAGAATGTCTGCGTATGATGAAAATGGTAACCCAGCTTCATTTGGTACAAATAACACTGATCCAAATGGTGTTATATTCGCTGCTGAGCCTCCTAAGACACAAACTGATGCAATAAGTCCTGTTGTATATGGTGATCTATGGTTAGACACAGCAGACCTAGAAAATTATCCAGCATTGTATCGTTGGCAGAAAGTTGATAATGTTGATCAGTGGGTAAAGATTGACAACACAGATCAAACATCAGGTGATGGTATATTATTCGCCGACGCACGTTGGGGTAGTACTGGTGATATTGATCCTGCTATGGATCCATTACCAACAACCCAATCACTATTGTTAAGCGGATATACAGATTTAGATTGTCCTAATCCTGAATTATACCCACAAGGTATGATACTGTTTAATACAAGACGTAGTGGTTATAATGTAAAACAGTATAGAACAAATTGGTTTACAGCTAAAAAATATCCAGACGCAGTGTTACCAATCATTAAAGATGCATGGGTAACAGTAAGCGGATTAAAGCCAAATGGTCATGCATACATGGGTCGTAAGGCACAGCGTAACATGATTGTAGAAGCTATGAAGGCAGCTGTAATGACTAGCATGGCGATACGTGAAGAAGATACATTTATGAATCTCTTAGCGGCACCAGGATATCCTGAGTTACAGCCTGAAATGGTAGCATTAAACAACGAGCGTAATAATACAGCGTATATCTTAGGCGATACTCCATTGAGATTGAAAGATTCGGCTACTGATATTGTTGCTTGGGCTAATAACGCAGCATTGGCAACAGGTACAGGCGAAGATGGTTTAGTAACACGTGATGAGTATATGGGTATATTCTATCCAAGTGGAATTGCAACTGACCTAACAGGTGCAGCAGTAGTTGTTCCTGCAACTCACATGATGTTACGTACATTCTTACGTAATGACACAATCGCTTATCCTTGGTTAGCAGCAGCGGGTACACGTAGAGGTACTATTGATAACGCTACTAACATTGGTTACTTAGATGCTAAGACAGGTGAGTTCCAAGTAGTTAAGAATCGTGTTGGAATCAGAGATGTGTTATACACAAATCAAATCAATCCATTAGCGTTCTTTACTGGAATTGGACTATTGAATTACGGTAACAAGAACAGTAAGGATACAATGAGTGCGATGGATCGCACAAACGTAGCACGTTTAGTTGCTTACATTCGTGAGCGTCTACAAGTTGTTGCTCGTCCGTTCATATTTGAACCTAACGATGCACTAACACGTACTCAAATTACTAGCGTAGTACAAACATTGTTTGTTGACCTAGTAGCTAAGCGTGGTCTATACGATTACTTGGTTGTTTGCGATAACACAAATAACACACCAGCACGTATAGATAGAAATGAACTATGGATAGACATTGCGATTGAACCAGTTAAGGCAGCAGAATTCATATACATACCTGTACGTATTATGAATACTGGTGAAATACAAGCTCTAGGCGGTAAGATTACTTAATCCAAAGTTTGGGCAATTTAGGAAGATAAATACAATTAAGGAGATATAGAAAATGGCAACAGCATCACAATCATTGTTTAACATGACCGTAGGAGCAGACAATACTCCTAGCTCACAAGGTCTGTTGATGCCCAAGCTACAATATCGTTTTAGAGCATTGTTTATTAACTTCGGTGTTGGTGGTTCAACACAAGAATTAACTAAACAGGTTATGGATATTACTCGTCCAAGTGTTTCATTCACTGAAATACCGATTGATATCTATAACTCTAAAATGTACATTGCAGGTAAGCATGAATGGCAGGCAACTAATATTAACTTACGTGATGATGCATCAGGAAGTGTAGCTAAACTTGTTGGTCAACAATTACAAAAGCAAATGGACTTTGTTGAGCAAGCTAGCGCAGCTACAGGGCAAGATTATAAGTTCCAAGTTAACTATGAAGTACTTGATGGTGGTAACGGCACATTGTTACCTAACGTGTTAGAAACATGGGAATTATATGGATGTTTCTTACAAACGGTCAACTACAACAACTTAAACTATGGAACAAGTGAAATGGCTACAATACAGTTATCAATTCGTTTTGATAACGCAGTTCAAAGCCCACTTTCATCTGGTCTTGGTGTACAAGTTGGTCGTGCATTCGGTGGTACTACTGTAACAGGTATCGGTCGCTAATTAGATGTCTGGATTTATTCAAAATTTGCTGGGTGATTCACCCGGCAATTTTCTTAAAGGTGTTGCCAAAGGTTTCTTTGGTAACGATTACCTTAGAGATTATCAACATGCAAGTAAAACATTTAGGTCAGATAGCTATGCTTATGCACCTAAATATAAATTTCTTTTCCATGTTTATTTTGATATAAATCTATCATTAATAGGTAACGGTACTGGTGCCTTCCCAACTGATTCACGTATTGGATTGGCAGTAAAAAATATCACATTACCTAGCTATAGTTTTGATGTTCATAAAATGAATCAATACAATCGCAAACGTATTGTTCAGACTAAAATTCAATATGATGATATAAACATCACATTTCACGATGATAATGCTAATTTAATTAGGCAACTATGGTATAACTATTACACCTATTACTACAAAGATGCGACTAAAACAACAGTTGATTATGGTAGTACAGGTGAAGGTAAAGCCTTTGATTATAATAGACGCAATGTTTATGATCAAGCCTTAGGTTACGATTATGATTGGGGCTACATTGGCGAAAGCAGTTTAGAGCAACAAAATAACCTAGCTGCTAGTTTAGGTTATAGTAAAGCTCCTTTCTTTAGATCAATTAAAATCTATGGGTTTAATCAACACAATTATGTTTTATACCAACTAATTAATCCAACGTTAACTAGTTTTAAACATGATACCTATGATTATGCACAGACAAATGGTACTATGGAAGCTAGCATGGGCGTTGCCTATGAAACAGTAAAGTATTATCAAGGTGCTATTGATGGTAGAGCAATTACAAATGGTGATCCACAAAATAATCCTGCAAGTGATTTTGCAATAGATCATTATGATAAGACACCAAGTCCTATTATGCGTCCTGGTGCTAATGGAACAATTATTGGTCAAGGTGGATTAGCAGATGGAGCAGGTGGAATATTATCAGACCTAAAGAATGGTAATATCTTAGGTGCTATTCAAAAAGGTGGCATGTCTTATCAAACAATCATAGGTAATGGTGGTATTGGATCAATAATCAACAATGATATTAGAGGTGTTGTTAATGATTCAGTGCGTGGGACACCGAATCGTAGCAATACATTTAATTTCCCAGTTTTTGGTAGTAGCAAATAAACATGGCTAACACAGTAGACGCCCCAAAATCTCAATTAGATACCATCACAAAGACTTTTGATAAAGATTATCAAAGTCAAATAAGTGTTGGTGCAAACGAATACGAAATCGTTAAAAGTTTTTTCCTTGACATGACTGGTAGTGAAAATGTGTCAAGTAACTTTACTATTATGTTGTTTAGAATATCAAGTATCACTGGATTATCTGTGTTACAGTTACTAGATGATATGAAGGGCAAGTCTAAACTACAAGTAAATGCTTCAATGGCATATTATTTAAATA